GGGGACAGCTTTTGTCAACGCATCAGCTTCGGCGTTGAACCTCGGCGCTGAGCATGTTCACGTTCACGTTCACGTGTGAGACGCTCATTTGTCGCTTTCAACGAAGCGATCGAAGGGACGTAGTCACTCTCTTCTTCGTCCGGAGGAGTACTGACGATCTCCGGAGGCGGTCCGGATAGCTCTCCCAGCTCCTCGTCCAACACCACAGGTTCCTGCGGCGCTTCTTCGACAGGGTACACGCGCGGCTTGTCAGGCTTCGCTGGACCCTCTCCGCTGGTCTCTTGAGGAGCCGCCGTGGTCTGGTTCAACGACATGCCGCACGTAGGGCAAGTGTCGGGAGGTTCGCCGGAAGGCTCACACTCGACCACGATCTCATAGCCCGGATCGCCGTCATCACCCTTCTCCTTCCTCTTCTTACGGAACTCGATGGAACCTGCCGGGACCATCCCTTGGAAGGCCAGCATCTTCTCGATCTGGCGGATCAAGTCTGTGTGTTCGAGTGTGATGACGATTTTCATAAGGTCCTCGCTTTGGTGACATGCCGCGCCACTTTGCGCTGATAGATGCAACCTTCCTCGAAAACGTTGACGCCTTCAATGCGACAACGTACGTCATGCTCGCAGCGAGGGCACATCACCGCGGTTGTGATGGTTTGTGCGACTGTTCGTTTCATGCGAAGAGAGTGTGCGATGCTCTCATCTGCGGTGCTCCGACCAATCAACCGGTAGATGACCGTGTCCCTCTCTTGCCCCACGCGGTGATTTCGGTCCTTGGACTGTTCGTAGTCACCGAGCTTCCAGGGAAGGGAGTAGTAGATCATGTAGTTAGCAGCGTTCAACGTCAGACCGACGCCGGTCGCAACCTGTCCCAAGTAGACGCGACAGTTTCTGTCTTCGTTGAACCGATCGGCCAAGGTTTTGGCCTTGCCTACCGTGCTTCCATCCACACGAACGTGGTACTCCTGTACATCTTCGTGGAGATGTTCGTCATGATCGCGGTTGTTCCAGAGCCCCCGTAACGTTTCTTCCACGAGGTCCAGCTCGGGCAAGAACTGACACCAAATAATGACCTTATTCGCCGGTTCGGCCAGGATGTCTTGTAGCTTGGAACGAAGCAAGACCTTCTTGGCGTTCTCCTTGGTGAACTCAGGAACGGGATCCAGTGGTTGCGGGTGAACCTTGCACTTACGCGTGTGCGGCTGGATACCCTCGAACACGCAGTTACGCAAATGCTCACAACCATCACAAGCACCTTCTGTGTCGTGATGCTTGTAGATGAATCCGCAAGTCACCTGGAGCAGCTTGTTGATCAAGACCGCAGCATTCGGAACCTTCACGACCCCTTCTGCGCCATGGATAGCTCCGATGTCGATCAGCTCTTGCGTCAGATCCTCCGTCTCCTTGGCTTTCTGCAAGCCGTTATAGAGCTTGCGCTGAGAGTTTTCCAAGGGGACTTCCAGGTCCAGCTCAACACGCTTGGGAAGATCCAGGCACTCTTCTTTGGTCTTCCGCAAAGCGATGAGCATGACGCGCTCTTGCAGCAAGTCGAGGTTCTTGTACCCGACGACGACACGCCTGTTGTAAGGTGCGGTGGTACAGAACATGCTCGTGAACTTCCAGAACTCTTCGCGTGCAAAGGACGGCGAGAGGAAGCGAAGCTGAGAGTACATGTCTCGGGGGTCGCCAAGAGAAGGCGTACCACTCATGATGACACGTCGCGCAGCTTTCTTGCTCAACTCGAGCGCTGTCTTCGTGCGCGCACTGGTGTGACTCTTGATACAGTGACTCTCGTCAGCGACGATGGAGTTGTAGGGTACCTGGTTGATGGTCTCCTCGTAGTACCGCTTTGCCGTGTCATACGACATCACAACACCGCGGTAACTCTTGGCATCCGCGATTTGACCCAGTTTGTCTTTCTTGGACTTCCCATCGACGATGCGAAACTCTTGCTCGATGCCATGACGTTCTGCTTCCGTTGCCCAAACATGAAGCACGACGCGGGGACACAGGATGAGTGGGTAACAGTTGATGGCTCGCTGCCAGTCGATGATGATCTTGGTCTTCCCAAGACCACAAGCGTAGAACAGCGCCGACCGGAAGTTGTAGATAGCGTGGACCAGGCCTTCTTTCTGGTGTGCGTACGGCTTCGTCTTGAACTCAAAACCCTCCGGCAGCTCTTGCGCTTCAATGCGCGCCTTGATGGCCTGAAGCTGTTTGATGACACGCAGGGCGCTGTCCGAAAACTGTGCGCTGATGCCGAGTGCCTTGAGGTCCTTGAGGACGATTTCGTAGACAGGGTGGAAGGCCGGGTAGTACCACAAACGCGCCTTCTCCGAGTACATGCCACCGTAGATACGCTTCAACTGCGGGTCAAAGCCTCTGACAGCAAAGACGGGCGTACCGAGCAATTTGGTGACCTTAACCTGAATTCTCATGTTTATCTCACCGACACGTTACTGAACTTGTTCCAAACCGTCAACCCCTCTTTACCAGGTAAAACTACAAGCGAGAATGTTGGCCTCTTGTATTCCAACGGCTTGTAAACTATGCTCCTTTTTGACGAGGGAGAAGGCCTAAATGTCGACAAATATCCCCACGGATGTGGAGACGCTGTTCCGGCACAACACGGCGCATCCGAACCCGCTCTTCGACTTCCTTACCGGATTCGTGCCGCGACGGTTGCGGGACCTCTTCATCTGGATGGAGTATCTCTACTACAACTCAGCGCAGGTCTTCGCCGCGCTCAAGAAGTTCTCTGAATACCCCATCACAGACATCACGTACGAAACCACCAACAAGCGTCTCGAAGAACGCGTGCAGCACTTGTTGGAAAAAGACCTAAAGGCCAAGGACGTCCTCATCCTCGCAGGACGGGACCGTTGGATCTACGGTAACGCCTTCATCTCCATCTACCAGCCCTTTGCCCGTTTTCTGAAATGCCCGCGGTGCAACAAGGTAGTCAACATCGAGCATGTCAACTACCGGTTCAAGTACCAGAAGCTGGCGTTTGAATACAAGTGCCGCAAATGCAAACACAACGTTGCAGGCAAGGTCATCGATCGTCGTCTGACAGACCCCAAGCGTATCCACATCATCCGCTGGGACCCCAAACAGATGGACATCGATCACGATTTCATCTCGGGACGCACCGAGTACTATTACTCCATCCCTCCGGACGTGAAAGACCGCATCCGCAAGGGGAACAAGCTGCTCTTGAACAACTTGCCCATGGCTTTTCTCAAGGCCGCACGGGACAACAAGATGTTCAAGTTCAACTACGGTTACGTCTACCACATGAAGGTCGCGCCGCCGGCTGGCATCGCCCCGCAGTGGGGCTTCCCGCCTCTGACGTCCGCCATGAAGCTCTTCCTCTACACGGCCGTATTGCGCAAGGCCAACGAAGCCATCGCGCTCGAACATCTGACGCCGTTCGACATCATCTCTCCCAAGCAAGCATCAGCCAACGCCGACCCTGTGCAGACCATCGCCCTGTCCCGCTTCACAGGCGAGCTGGAAGAGAACATCAAGCGGCATCGTCGAGATCCTCTTCACAAGATGTTCGCACCCATCCCAGTCGAGTTGTCACGGCTTGGAGGTGACGGTCGTGCCATGCTCACGCTGGGCGAGATCAAAGAGGCGGAGGACGCCATCATCGCGTCCATGGGCATCCCACGCGAATTCATCTACGGCGGCCTCAGTTTCACAGGGTCAGCCATCACGCTCCGCATGCTCGAAAACCAGCTTCTCACCTACACCTCAGAGCTGAACGGTCTACTACAGTGGCTCGCCAACCGAAGCTGCAAGATTCTCGGCTGGGAAACCGTGGATGTCGAACTGACCGAGTTCAAACTCATCGACGACGTTCAGCAGAAGACCTTGATGATGCAGCTTAACCAAGGCGGCCAGCAGATCATCTCCAATACCACTATCGCCGAGCTGAACGATTTCGACCTCGAGAAGGAACGTGACCGCCGACTTCAGGAAGCCCTGGATGAAGTCCGTTTCCAGGCGGAGCTAAACATCAAGGTGCAAAAGCTCCAGACGTCTCTTGCTGCGCAGGTTCAACAGCAAGCGCTCATGGGCGCAGGCGGCTACGACCAGCAGCAAGTCATCGCGCAGGCCGAACAAATCGTACAACAAATGCTCTCGATGGACCCGGGGATGCGAAAGAGCCAGCTTCATTCCCTACAAGTCGAAGACTACGTCCTCTACTCTGTCGTCGTACAGCGGCTTGAGGAGTGGCAGAACTCGATGTCACAACAAGCACAAGCCAACATCAAAGGGGTGGCAGGGTAACCATGGCCAAACAAGATCGAGAAAGCCTGGCCGACACCGTCAAGCGCGCACGCGAGATGCCTGATGACAGCGGCGAAGGAGCCAATGTCGCTGTTCCCAGCTTGTTCGGAGACTTTCCCATCCCCGAAGGTGAGCCTGTCGTCGACAACTTGCCCCACCCTGGCACCAAGAGCGCGCTCAGTGGTGTTCCCAAGTACAACCTCGAAGCACACCTCGAACGCTTCGTGGTCGGAAAGCTCATTATCGAAATCGGTGACGAAGTCGAAGTCCAAGAGATGAACGATTCGGCCGCCTACGAACAACTGCTCAATCGCGCGCTCAGGGGGGAAGCCATCCTGCGCTGGGAAGAAAAGCAGACACTAAAAGACGGAACTTTTGTGATCACGGTCTGCTACCTCACCGTCAAAGAGCGACCTAAAAAACCCTCGCGTGATACAGACAACTGAACCACGCGAGGGTGAGACGTTCCGCCCTCAGTCCTCTTCTCCTAGAGGATGAAGAGAATCAGAAACGGCAGAATCTGCATAGGCTACTCCTGTTGTAGGTCCTCACTGGGTTCCGGCGCAGCCAGGTGGGCTCGCGCCTGGTTGACCACGTCGTCACCGACGCGGTCCTGGATGGTAGATGCCAGCGGCTGATCACGCCGCGGACGACGCCCCCGCTTCCCACCACGTCCCCTGTCCTGCTGAGGAGCCGGACCCTTGGAGGCACGCTTGGCCGCGAGCCTCTCGTCGCGTTGCTGCGCGTGTCGCACGCACAGCGTGTGCGTCCGGAAAAACGCGCTTGCGAACCGGTTATCCTCGGGGATGAGCCCGTACACCTTGATGGCGTTCCGGGCCGCCTGCACCGTGGTGACGACGCGCTCGTTACAGCCCTCGTAACGGCAGAGCCTCCCGCGCACCAACCTCCTTCGCCAGCTCAACACCATCGTGCAAGCGAAGGATGTAGTCGAGGTCCTCTCTGCTGGCGTAGGAGATGTGGATCCGCACCATCGACTCTTTGACCACCGACGGAAGCACGTGCTCCTTGTAGGGCTCGGGACAGCGCGCCACGTCATAGGGAAACACGTCGTGCGCTTTCCACTGCACCCAGCACGCTTCCATGACCTTGTAGCACTGGTCGGAGTTGAGAACGATGGGCCAGTTCTCCCGTGGACCCTGGAGGTCGGACAGCACAGCCGGCGTGTCCGCGATGCGCGTGAATCCCGCCACGCGCAAGACCTGGTCAGGATGCAGATACTTCCCCTGCAAATCCTTCACAGGCCGCAGGAACAACTCAGTGTCCAAGAGACCCATCTCTTGGAGTTGGGGAACATCGAATGCCATGTGGACTCCTGCTTCTACCCCCGAAAGATGAAAAACAAACGCGTTTGATTACCCTACGGGACGCACACACAGCAGGGGGTTTTGCTGTGTACACGATCCCGGGGCACCTTCTTCTACCAAAAACACCTGTATCTTTAGATTCGTCTGCCATTCACCTATACTTCAGTCGACATGACCAAGAAGCTCACACCCATCATGGCGGACGCTGCGACACGCCGCGCACAGATTCATGAAAAAGCGATCGACGGTGTTCGATCTGTGTTCCCGTTGCAGACGCGGAACTTCGTCATCGACACGGACAACGTCCATGTGCGACCTCGTGACTACTCGTCGGGGGAACAAAAGGACGCTATTCTGCGTGGCAATACACTCCAGGAGCCACTGCGTGGTGACCTCATACTTCGTGACCCACGCGGAAAGATGCTTGAGCGTCAGAAGAACGTCACGCTCGGTCAGGTTCCTTTCTTCACACCACGGCACACCTTCATCGTTGACGGGAACGAGTACAGTGTGTCCAACCAGCGTCGCGTGCGCCCCGGCGTCTACACGCGCGTACGAGGAAACGAAGAACTCGAAGCGGCATTCAACCTGGGCAAAGGTGAAAACTTCCGCATCAACATGGACCCTACCAAGGGGCACATGTACCTTCAGTACGGTAGCAC